GGATTTTTTAAAAATTTAAAAGCTTCTACGAGGCAGGCATAAAGCAACATCTCTGGTGCATTTGTACTAATCCAAGTTGTAGTATTACTTGAAGATAGTCCTGTGGGTTGCGCATTATACGCTAGTTCCACAGTATATGCTGCATCCGGAGCTGGGGCAAGTATTATTGTATCATTGTCCCAATTTGCATAGTATTTAGGTGTTCCAGTAGTAGTTCTATTTGGTAAAAACTCGTTCATAAAAGAACTGTCTTTTTTTTCTAAGGATATACGAACATTGTCAGCACCAAATATTTGTACGTATCTAATAAAAGCAAAAGTCTGTGGTGTAGATCCAGGCATTGCCACAAAAGCATCACCTGACGTCAAGGATGCAGTTTTATATTTTTTAAATACATCTAAATCAGCGTTTCTAAATATTCTAGATTCTGCATGCTCTATAATATCATTATTAATAGTTGACGTTAAAACATTATCATCTGTTTCAGTATAATCTAATATTTGTTGTGTTAGTTCTGCGTATGTTGTCATGCTACTATAGTTGCTGGTCCAGCGTAAGACCGAACACCCCCTCCATTAATACTACCGGTTGTTGCGGTATCTGTTGCTACTGTAAATGTATATGTGTTTGTGTCCCCTACAGTAATTGTGTACCCAGCAGCTCTATTTATATTAGTTGCTGTAATACCATCAAAACTTTCTGCGCCATAAAATCTAACTGTATCACTACTAGATCTACCATGTGCTATTTCAGTTACTGTTACAGCACTAGTGCCAGCAGTTCCTGTTTTAAAAGAATTTGCTTTTAATAAATTAGGTACAGCAGTTTCAGTTCTATCTGGCCTTGCATCTTTTAAAGCTTGTGAATCTACAGTGCTTTGTTTAGGTTCTATTTGTGGATGTTTAGATTCAAATTCAGATATATGAACTAATGAACCATTCCATTCTTTTACCATTTCATTATATGGAAAAGCCATTCCGCTTCTATCAGAAATTGCTTGTGATTTTTTACCTGATGAAAAATTACCCATTGTACATCCTTGGTGCTAAGTGAGTGCTAGTAGAAGAACCGTCTTCAGTTAAAGCTCTATTTAACTCTTCTTCATACAACATTTTATTTTGCCCTACTAACTGTGGGTTATATTTTTGAGCTAAGTAATAAGAAAGACCTGATACCATACAAGGAACAAAACGATAAGGTACATCACTTGCATTTGTATAATCACCAACGTCTTCTATTTTCTTAACATAATATAAATGTAAATCAGCAGAAGCTGAAGTAGAATCAGGTACCGGATAAACAGTTACTGTAACTCTATCTATAAACCTTTGTACATAGTATTGAGTTGGTTGACCTGATTGTAATTTATTAGACAAGGCAGAATATTCTGATCTACTAATTTTAGCTAAAGATATATCTAATTGTGTAGATGCTGTTCTATTTGTTCTAAAGGTTGCCTCTAACACATCGTCCATACCAAAAATAGTAGAATCAATTTGATTAGTAGTTGCTTGTGCACGATTAGAATCAGTTGTATCATCTGCGGCACTTCTAAAAAAATGATATTCAGCTTGGTTTTCAATTAAATCAATATTGGTTTCTTTTAATTCCCAATAATGTAATCCTCTATTAGACCATTCTTGAAACATTATATTTAAAGAACGCCTAGCTGATTTCAATTGATAACCAGTAAGTTGATCTATACCAACACGTTGATACGCTTCTTCGATAACTTCTTCTATAGAAAATGTTTTGTCGAACGTTGCTGTTCCTGAAGTAGTGTTAGGCATATGCTACTCCTATTAATAATTTTTAATAAACTCTGCTACAACCGTATACATGTTTCCTGCATCAGCTTCTCCAGGTACTACAAGATTAACATCATATTGATTACTGTTTGAAGTAGTGTTTGCCGGTATACCACCAAACTCTCTAAAATCCCAATAACCAGCTTGAGTTAAACCTAGAATAGGAATATCACCGTCTGAGTCTTCTTGATCTATACGTGCATACGCATCAAAACCATTACCATTACTACATGAAAACCAAAGTCTTTGTAATGATACTGTTGTACAAGTATCACCTTGACTGTTAGCTGTTAATGCTGAAACATCTACAAGTAGAGAAGTACCACCTGATCCGTCCGATTGTACTACTACACTTCTTACAACACGTTTATCATTTTCTTGAAGTGTTGCTATTGTTACTGTATCCGCCATTTGTTTCCCTCCTTAATTAAGAAACATGTGGGGCCGAAGCCCCACATTAATTATTATTATTGGTCTGCAAATGCAGGTACGTCTGCACCTTCTTGGTAACCCCAAATATAGTAGTTAGTACTATCTTTAGCTAAAATGTTAATTTCAAACAAACCAAAGTCTGTAAGAGTTAAACTTGAGTTAGAGTTTCCATCAGAATAAACAGATAAGCTATCAGCATTTGAATCTATATGAACAAGACCACCAATAAAGAAATTAGTATTTCCAGGTGTTATGATTATTAGGTTCTCTGCTTCTTCTGCTGCGCCGCCATAAATAAGTTTATAGCTTTGACCAGCAACTGGTGCCGGTAAAGTTATAGTTCTATTAGCTGCTAGTGCAGGAACTACAAGTGTTCTACCACTGTGTGTTGCAGCATCAAGAGTTTTGTTTTCATCTGCTAATGCAACAGGTGCGTCACCCATAGTTATAATTTCAGTAACTGCTCCTGTAGATGCATTTTTACTGATAGTTTTAATTGTACTTTCGGATCTTATAGGACCCGAATAAGTTGTATTACCCATATTTTGTCTCCGTTTTCCGTTAATATAGTCTTGAGAAAGTCCACTGCACGAGTCTATACTAACTAATTTTAATTATGCAGTGGTTGAATTATACGCTTTTAAATAAGAATATGCAAATAAAAAGGGGGCCGAAGCCCCCTTAATATCTTAGTCTTAATCTAATGATTAAGCACCTGGTGAACCAAAGATACCACGCCAGTCAGAAAAGCCGAAGCTGTATCTTTCTCTTGCTTTATATCTCATGTTTCCAGTATCAAAATCACCTTCCATAGCAGTTTTAATTGCTGCTCTAGTAAAGTGTTTTAGTCCGTTAGGAACATCAGTTTTGATAAAGAAAGCATCATCATCTGTTAAGAAATTATTAACCACATAACCTTGTGAAATCATTCCTTTAGAAGATAGTGCATTGATATCATTATCAGCAGTTCCAACACGTCCAGTAGACTTTAAGATTCTTTCAGCTGTAAATTGTAGCGCTGAAGGTATAATTAGTTTCATACCTCTTGCTGCAATCTTTAAGCCTCTTTCATCTTTAAAGTTACCGATGTCAATCATAGCCTGCTCAAGTGAAGTTTCACTTAAATCAGAAGACGTAGCTAACTCATTAGTTTGCGTTGAACCGGAAATAGTAGGGTGATCGTCAGCCATAAGGGCTTTTCCATCTCCACCATTTGCAGTAGCGAAACCATTGTTAAGAACGTTTGCTGCTTTGATTTGCTTCGTGTTAGCCATAGATCTTGCTAGTGCTTTAGTATAACGTTTAGCGATGCTGTCATAAAGATTGTCTTCTACAGCTTCCTCAGTGATAGAGAAAGCGAGAGCGACAGTCTCGTGAGAGTAACGAGCTGTAAAGCTTTCGTTCGCTTGGTCATACGATACACCAGAACCTTCTGGTTTAACCGCTGCTTGTGCAAATCCACCTAACATTACTTCTTCTTCAAAAGCTCTGTCTGATGTTTCTGCGTCGAAAATCTCTGTATGTTGATTTTCGTAGTTTTTGTACTCAAGTCCAAATAATGCATTTAGACCTGGCTCTAGCTCTTTTGCTAGTTGTTGTCTTGATATAGCCATTTTTTATGTCCTCCTGCTATTAATTTAAATGAACCGAATCAGCTATGAAGCATCTCATTACTGCATGTGCTGCGATTTCATTATCTGGGGTTTGAGCGAAGCCAAGCACTTTTGCGCCAGTCAATGTAGTACTATTAGTAGACACATCAAGTTCATCGCCAGAAATTCCTGTTGTAGAATTTCCTGCGTGAGTTTTAACGCTGTCCATATATAGTCCAACCATTGCTTGGGTAGGTGCTGTTGCTGAATCGCCTTGAGCTTCGTACACTTGGTACGGATCGTCGTATACAAAAACTTCTCCTTGAACACCAAGAGCGGTGCCGTCAAAGAAATTCTTGAAAGTTGGTTTATTAGTAGTGTTGTCGTCGTACTTCAGACCATTGAATACCATGTTACCTACTGTTCCAGCCGCAGAAATTTGAACATGTCCTGCGTTGAAAATTACTAGGTCACCTTGGAACATCGCTACCGCATAATCAGATTTAATTGCATATTCTGATAACGCGCCGTTGTCTGGGTTTCCGCCAACTTTACCACTAGGTCTAAAACCAAAAGGGGCATCTGTATTAGCCATATTTTGTTTCCTCCTTAAAGGGTTAAGTTTTTTTTATTAAAATGGAGGTTGATAAAAGATTAATCTTTTTTCGAGCCACCAAAAGTTACACGAGTCTGCCTTTCTTGATTGATCGGCATACTTGGGTGCTGTTCCTTCATGAGGTCGTTTTCTAAAGCTTCATTACGATCGGCATTCATTTGTGAATAATATGCCTCACGTTGCTTTGCGAGCTCTTCAGGTATCCTTGCCAGCACAAGGCCGCCAACTCCAATGACTCCTGCATGTTTACCGTCACTTACACTTGGATAATCTTCGTTCGGGTATTCATCGGCTCTCACCAAATCCCATCCTGATCGAATTTTGCCTGACATGTTCCGAGAATCTTCTTGGCCCATGCTTTCAGCTCTTATCCACCTATGTCTGTAACCGTCTGGCGCAGGTGGTGCATCCAGAGATGATGGTGGAGCCCAAACTTTAGGTTTTTCATTTTTAACCCTAGTTTCGCTCACGCGGGAAGTTTTAACAGTCTTGTTAGTA